CTCGGTCCGATACCCCCTGAACTCCACCGAAGGATCCTCCGACTTGTCCACCGACGGCCACACAAACACCTTGCGAGCGATGGACTTGGTCATGGCATTGGACCAGCGGGTTGTGATCCCGATCTGGATCACCGGATCCTTGTCGGGGACAGGAAAGTTGCCGCTCTCAGACATACACTCAATATCGTAGGCAGATACCTTCAGCGGAGTGTCTGCGCTCGCCTTACTACGGATGTTTACGAGATCTACATACCACGACTTCTCCAGCCCCTTGATTTTCTGGCCAGGGATGAATGCGACGGGAGAAGCAGGTAGGATCTCGTGATCGTGGTAGAAGCGTAGAAGCGGAGGGAGGTTGGATTCGTAGACTGTGTACAGAGACTTGCCGTCCTCCTGTGCGTCCTTGGCATACTTGGTCACTGCCTTGAAATCCTTCATAGAATTGACCTCCACCTTCTGGACATTGGTCGTCTTGAATTCGTTGAACCCCGCAAACACATCATACTTGTCCATCGTGGTCACCTTGATATTTGTGATTCCGTGAGTCTCGCTTGCGAAATCGTAGTCTCCACCCACATAGAAATACGGCTTGTATCCCCGAACTCGGATCATTGCCGCCTCGCCTTCATCTGTGCGGCCGTAGATATCAATGACATACTTCCCGAATTCGTCGTGATCGATCCAATCGCAGGGGCAAAGGATAGACATCTTAAATGCTGATTGTTCTTAGTGTTTAGACCTTATCCGTTTTCCCCAGTTGATTGTAGAACACGTCATTCATGATTTCTCTCTTTTCTCCACCGCCACCAACATACGGTCCAATGAAATGATGAAGACTCGTTTGCTCGTCTTTCTGAAACCCTAGGCGTATGTAAGGATTCACAAGAGTGTTATCATAGCACTGCATAGTGTACGCATGATACATAAGATAGGACTGATCAAGGAACGCATTGGGTATGCGCTGACTCTTTGTGTCTGCGTATACTAGATCAAATAGAGTTTGAATTGTCGTGCTCGGTTTAAAGAGCATGATTCCAGCATTCATTGCAGGGGTCTTGGGATCAACAATATTGAAATCAAAAAAACCACTTTCACACCACCAACGTTGTCCGAGTTCTCCTTCTTGCACCACATATAGCTTGTCTTCGATCGGCAATGCCAACAGAGGTGCCAAACTATTTCCGCACAGAACATCTGTATCAAGATACAGGATGCGTTCATATGTAGAACAATCTATCTCGTGAAAAAGTCGGAACTTAACTGCCATGATGTCGTTTGTGGTCTGGATATTGTCTATTACCTTTATTTTGAATGACATACACGACTTCGAAACAACGTTTTCAATGTCAGCGACAAATTCGGGAGACGTGAATACCACAACCTCTGTGTCGGGGGAGAGCGATCCATATAGGGCAATTGAACGTATACACAATTTTAGAAGGTCGATATAATCGGGATTTAAGAAAGACAACATATACACTAGCGTCTTCATTGTGTGATTTGTGGCAGTATGTCTAAATCTTTTAGAGAACATAAGTAATAATGACGTCCCAGGAGCCCCAGACCAACAACCCCCAGCAATGGTTCTATGCCCCGACTCGCCAGAGGAACGATACGGTGCAGCAGGATTACAATGCCCGTGACAACAAGAGCCATCAGGACTACTACCTCACCACTGCCCGCCCCGCAGACTCTTGCCAGAACTTTGACCCCGTGGCCGACTTTGCGTCTTCGTTCGTCACGATGAATTACACGGGCAACTTTGGTAATACGGCAGGTGGGGGGTGCGACGTGGATCTCTACTCCCGTCTAGCGTTGGGAGATCCCGGGACGCAGCGTCTCAAGGGACACCAGCAGACGTTCGCTCGCCCATGGGCTACGACTCCCAATATGGGCGGCGGACCCTCGGCTGCGAACAAGGATGTTGAGAGCCGTCTGATCCAGAGCGCCCCGATCCGAACACGTAAGGAGTGTTCTACGGTCTCCGATAAGTTCTTCCCCCAGCAGTTTGACCCGCTTCTCCAGAGTGTTCGTGACGACATGAAGGAAGCGAGCGGGTTTGTCCAGACATGGTCTCGTGGCGGCGACCCTACGCGTCTCATTCGTAATAAAGCTGTCTCGGAGTAATCTAATAAATAAATGAGAGTTGTGTTCTTCGCACAACATATGCCAGACCCCTGTGGGGCATTTTTTCACGACATTGTATTTGCCAAAGAGCTACAACGTCGTGGTCACACCGTAAATTTTGTGATTACATACGGACGACGAGGAGCCGAAAAGCAGGGTGTGTATCGTGGTATTCAGTGGAAGCATTTCAGCATCTCGGAGCGTGAACTGAACGGTGCCAATATTTGGTGCTCTCCCCACTTCCCATTTCTAAACATCGTCAGGAAACTCAACGAACGATTTCAGAAACCCATTCTTATCACCATGCATTTTGGCGAGGATAAGGACAGCATTATGAACGAATATCCCCGTCTTGGAAAATGGGCTGAAATACTGTGGATTATTTCAGACCATATCACGAACTATATTATGAGCACGGTAAAGCTCTCCTCAAGCATCAAGATTTGCGAGAGTGTGCGTCCGCTCATGATCGAGAACGAAGTGAAGTTTCAGGAGCGTGGAACTCCTCCACCAGGAGACTGTATCACTCTCGTAAACGCCAATCTTCTGAAAGGTCTTCCAGTGTTCTGTGAGCTTGCCCTGCGATTTCCCGAGAAGAAGTTCTTGGGTGTCCGACCCTACTACAACCTGATCAACGTTCCTGAACATCTTCCAAACATCGAATGGATCGATGTGCAAGACGATATACGCACAGTTCTTCAGAAGACCCGTGTTATGCTTGTCCCGTCCCAGTATGAGAGCTGGGGACGTGTTGCGTTTGAAGCAATGTATAATGGCATCCCAGTTGTTCACACGAAACCGTATGACCGGAATGATTCGAGGGCTCGTAAATCTGGATCCTCAGAGGGAATGCAGGAGTGGATCCAGGGAACTCAGCAGGCGTGCACATACGACAAGTTTGACGAATGGGTTGCGGCTATTCAAGCACTTGATAACCCCGAGACGTATACTGAGTATTCAAAGAAAGCTTATGACCGAACATATGAGATGGATATATTCAACGATTTCACAAAGGTTGAGAAGAAACTAGTCGATTATGCGAACATGTATCCCGCCCCAGTCACAACTACGGCAGCGGCTGCTCCTCTGGTAACGCAGCCAATTTTGCAGCTCCGGGCGCCTGTGGGTAATGCGATGCCTTTCCGCGGAGGTCGTTTCTCGCTGAGGCGCTAAGCATATCCGCCATAATCCGTCCCTGGGTAATCCGCTCCTTCGTCTCAGCGTCATGGCCGTCGTTCACTACGGGGGTCGGGGGAATATGCTTCGTTCCCGAGATTACGGGAGCAACCGCCAGTTCCACGAGCGCAGAGATCACATCTCCCTTCTCTTTGATAAGCATCGCCTCAGCAGCCTCCCGAGTCGCTCCCGAATAGTCCATAACCGTCTGAATCTTCTCTGGGGTAGTCATATTTTATGTATACTACATAAAGCACGAAAATGAAATTCATCGAGAACCTCTGCCCCCCGGCTCTCCTGTATGCTCTCTTCCTGGCTATCCAACTTGGGTTTGATGTGGCCGATTTTGCGTGGATTACGGCTGGTACCAAGGTCCTCTTCGGCGGAGCCACCATCTTTATCCTCGACCTCCTCTGCCGCCTCGATCTTGGAATCGTTGCGTGGTTCATCATGGCTGGTCCGTTTATCGTTACCGCCCTCGCAACATCCGTTGCGATGGGACTCCAGATTGACCGTATGACCTTCACACAGTCGTTCTAATTTACACAATAGCATGGTAAGTTATCAAATGCAGAGTGTAGTAGAGCGGGTAGGGACCTATATTATCTACGGCCTTGTAGGAGTCTATGCGGCGGTAGAGCGGTGGTGTGCGCGTCGGGCGCCAGTGTATGAGACGATGACGTGGCAGGCGACGAACCTAGATACGGGAGTTTCGGAGTATGCCGACGAGTATCATGAGCTTCGCCGTGTGGATGCGGATGTTATCCTACACCATATCCGGAAGACTCATGGACTACACCAGAGTCACAAGACAGTGATTCAGTGGACGAACGAGGCGGGTCAGGGATACTTGCTTCCCGACGTTTTTGAGTCTGTAACGGCACCCTGGTTCTTTGTTGGCTACATCGGCGAAGACGGCAAGGCACTAGACTGCACGGACAGGGTAGACCACCTTGTGGTTGAGGGTAATCGTGTGACCATCCCGATTCTTCGTTTGGTGGTAGACTGTCCGGCAGAGAAGTGGGTGTATATCAACCCCAAGACGTTTGACCAGCTGGAATTTCCGTCCGAGGGTATTCTAATTGGTGATGTCGTTCCGGCACCCCCAGCCGTCTCCTCTACGAAAGATGATTGATCACGATCATGCGGCCGTCGTGTGGAAATACATTGATCTCGACAAGAAAGTGAACCCTGCTCCGTTCATAGAACACATGTCTCTATACTCCAACTTGTTTATTCAGCCAGTAGGGCACGTCCTCTTTTGGGGATGCTACTTCTTCTTCCCAGTTCTATTTGAGTATCTCGGCGGGACGGTTGACATGTCCACCTTCTCTATCCTTTTTTACGCAGCATCGTCTCTCCAAGTTCTCTGGAGCGCATTCTCGTGCTGGAGCGAGGTGGTAGAACACTACCATCTCGGCACAACCCTCTACACGTGGAAAATCCTGACCCATGGTCTTGGTCTTCCACTCATCAAAATTAATTCAGCCGATCGCAACCATCAGTATTTCAAGTATGCGGCAGCCATCTCACTGCTTCAGAACCTCGGTTAGATTGCCACCGAACATTCCCTGGAAACTCTTGACGAGTTCTGCTCCCTGCTGGACCTGAGGTCCCAGGGAAGAGAGCGTCTCCACAAGCTGTTTCTGAGTATCCATGAGTTCCTTCGTATCGTCACGCATCTGCAAAACCTGTTCGGGGTTCAGTTTCTGGAAGGCGTGTAGAACCGTGGTTCCCGCATCCAAGTGAGAATCCTCGATCTTCGCCGATTTGGAATCGCTGTGAGGTTCCGGGTCCTTCTTTTCCTGCTTCTCCTTGTCCTTCTTGTCGCTCTTCTTCTCGTCGCTCTCCGTAGGGTTCTCGTAGTTCTCCTTGAGAGCCTGACCTGAAATCAGAACTACACCCGCAATCGTGGCGATTCCAAGCGTTACGGCAGCCGTCAGGGGCATGCGGACGCCGTATCCCACTACGGCGGTAATCAGCACAAGCCAGACAGCGAGGTATCCTAGCTGGCGCTGGACAAGGAATACGATGGTCACCAGCAAAAGTAGAGAAGCGACAGCAGTATCCACGTTTGCCTTCATTGATTCTAGGGTAGAATTTAAACAACCGTTACAGGGCTTCCAACCGCAACGGTATCGGCCGTTCCGGCAATGCCCGAGCCGTTAAATGTATATCCCGCCCGAGGCTGCTGGAGAGCAAGAGTGCCTCCCCGGTGACGACGACGACGACCCGCCGTCTTCTTCCCCTTTCCACGGCGACGACGACCACCCGTCATATTGTTTCCGCCACGACCCTGGAGATTGGCGCCGCAATCGCTGCCCGCCTGATTATTCCAGAGTGCGCTTCCAGCATTCGGGCGGCCAGGATCGGACAGAATCGATCCGCCGAATCCGTATCCGCCTCCACGCTTGACCGAACGACTACGACGGCGACCAGCCTTTTTTGTATGTTTACGACCACGAGCCATTTGTATTGGACAGAGACTAGATTCTAGATTCTCGGTGTCCATGTCCCGTCTTCATTCTGGACGCACTCCAGTGTGAACACGGATCCTAGACTGCGAAGATGTTTGGATAGTGCCAATGTCTGTACACGCAAATATCCTACATCCGCAACTTTATACACGTCAGGAATATCCGTAGAAACGATCTCATACTTGTCGTGGTTTTGGATCTCTGGCTTAGTTTCCATAAAGATCCCCTTTTCGCCATGAGCATCCGTATAATGCTCGTATCCACGAATATCGGTCGCATTGTCTCGGTGCTCAATCTTGCGGGTCTCAAACGCAGGGCACGGAGTATACGCCGCCATCGCCAACTTCAAGAACTCGTTCCTCTGTGCGAACGACTTTGTCTTGAACATAGGGGTTCCATTCCACATCCACATATCTGCGATATACATATGTGTGGAGGTGTATTCGACTCGCAAGATTGTATCTTCAAAACACCGTTCATCCCAAACCACCCTGAAAATCTGAGGAGTCGCATCGGGTTTCCGGGGGACCCAGTAGGCTACCGGTGTTGACGATTCGTCACGGGTAAGACACAGCCATCCTGGCATTCCGCTAGTCTGTGGGGATTTGCACGTGAATGCCCCAATCGATCCTTGACCTTGACGGGTCATGCGAAGTCCCGAATCCCATCCGTAGAGTGTTTTGAGTCTATTCATATATACTATCAATCATCTACCATCAAAATCACTCTCACTCGGGTTCCCTCGCTCGTTCGCATTCTCCTACTTCGCCGGCGTTCCTCCCGATGACCCTGACCACCCGACCTTATCCATTTCACGGGTATCGATGGGCGGGGGGAGTTCAGGCATTGGCTGGGCGGCAGGGGGAGGCATTCCAATAAAGGTGGGGACCGTAACAGTCTGGCTATGACTTTGAGGCGGCTCTACCCTAGGCGGAAGGACAATCTGAGGCTGGGGCTGGGGCGGGGCCGGCGGAGCTTGGAGCTCAGGAATGAGGGCGGGGAGAGGTGTGCGGTCGACATACACGATCTTCGGCTTGGGCGCCTGGATCGTCCTGGAAATCCAGAATACTCCAATATGAAGAACTACAATCACCATAATGGTTGCAAAGGCAAGGTAGACAATATCCGAGATTTCCATGTTATTTTATGGAAAGTTTTGTAAGACCTAAAATTAAACACAAGCATGTCTGACCCTGTACCCGAATCCGTTGCCACTGCCATTGACGTAGCGAAGACTGCCGTCATTGACTTTGCCAACAAGTCTGAGCTCGTGAAGTTTGTCATTCAGAAGATCGCCGAGGTAGAGATCCTCGCCGATCGTTCCGATGAGGATAAGGCCAAGTTCATTGTAGAGGAAGTCAAGAAGGCCATTCGTGAATCTCCCCTGTCCGATGAGCAGAAGACTCAGCTTGTTACATGGTGCGATGTTGCGCTTCCCTACGTCATTGAGGCCGTCAAGATCGTGAAGGCCGAGGTCGGGAAGGTTGCGAACGTGGCCCTGGCCGAGGTGAAGAAGTGCTGCCCTTCGTGGTTTTCGAAGAAGGCTGCTGCCCCGCCGGCGTAAACAGATCATCGTTCTCCGTGAACGATCCGTCCTGCCATACCGATACCCTCACTGTTTCAGAATAGTCGATCCTGTCCAGGACATTCGGATATGGATGCGTTTCAATTTTTACCAGTCCGTCCTTCTGGGGCTGGAATGTTCGGCACGTCTTTTCGTGTGGATTCAGACACTGGAGTCCACACCAAAGGAACGTCGTTTTATAAGTTTTCTGGGGAACTGGGCGGGATTCCCAGACCTTGGAGAGAGTATACATTGTATTCCTATTCACAGTAGGTCTAAATATACATCAGACCCATCGTGACGGCAAAGAAGACGGCGGCGTGAACAAGCAGACCGATGCCTGTCGGGATACCGTTCTCAAACACCCGGGGGCCGCTTATCGAGCGAGACAGACCGTCCACGACCCGGAACGTGATCGGATTGGCCAGGATATAGAATAGGAGTCCCTGGAACGCCGAGATCTGGAGTTTCTGCATATCGGTAGGGGCGGGCATCGTATATGTGTATTATTCTCTAGCTTGGAAAGTATTGCGAGTGGCTTGTATTGTTTCTAGGAGCTGAGGGATCTTGTGGAGCACTGCACTAATTTCCAGCTCATTTCGTTTAGCGGGTTCACG